GCTAATGATAAGGATTTAGCTTTATACTGGTGTCATGCTATGTTTCAATTTAACTGTAGACCATTATCACCACTTGAGATAATTAATGAGGCTAAGAAACGAGGTTTATGGGTAGATGGTAGTGAATTTAAAGCTACTAATTTGTTAGTAAACGCTGAAGGTCAAATGTTTCACGAATGGGTAGCTGAACATCAAGATAAATTCCCTACGTATGCTTTAGATTGTCAATTATATCAACGTTCAGCAGATGTTGTGTTAGGTGTACCTTTCAATATTGCATCATATGCTTTATTGGTTGAGATACTGGCTGAGATATGTAATATGGTTCCTGGTGAGTTTATTCATACGTTTGGTGATGTTCATATCTACGATAATCATAATGAGGCGGTAGATGAACAATTAACAAGAACACCAACTAAGTTACCAACATTAAAGTTAAGTGATAATGCTAAGGGTAGTCTTAGGTCGCTTAAAACTAATGCTGAATTCATCCCAAATACTATTACTGGTATATTTGATGAGCTTACTGTTGATGATTTTGAAGTTGTGGATTATAACCCTCAATCTTCGATAAAAGCCAAATTATCCACAGGGTTAGTTTAAGTTAAGTGTATAAATATATATAACAATAAAAGCATCATTTTGGTGCTTTTTTTGTTTTCACGAATATTTATTACTATAAAATATAAATATAATGTCACATTTAAATCAAGAGTATTCGTTAATAGTACCATCAGCTAACGCTAATTTTACAGCACACACATATACTGAAATATTTGTTGGTGCTACAGCTACTTTCGTAGTTAATGGTGTTAGTGTTACAGCAGCAGGTGGTAGTAGTATTAAATTGAAGGTTAGAACTATTTCAGCGACACCTAATGTTTATTTATTAGGGGAACCTAGTAATGTATATTCAGCTAACCCTGATTTAAGTGGTTTAAGTTAATAGCTTTTTGGTAAGTTATCGTATATTTATAATAAATAAGTTAAATAGAAAAACATAGATATGAAAAAGAATAATTTAATAGTTAACCCAGCAGGTCTTAAAGGTAAACAAATCAATGAGCGTATTAAGGAATTAATGGGTATGTCACCTATTAATGAGAACAAGAGTACTTCAGTTATTGAATTAACTAAGTTAGGGCCAGACGGTAATGCGTATGCTATTGTTAGAGAAAACCATGAATATTACATCAAATCAACTAATAAGAAAGAAAAATTAGTTGCTGAAGATTTTAAATACATTGGTGGTTTAATGAATAAGAAAAGTGAGGCTTACCCTTCATATGCAAAAGCAATAAAACATTTAAAATTAAAATTTAATAGTCTTTCTGAATCATTTGATAAGGATTATAATATTAATATTTTTGAAAATGATAACCTATTAAGTGAGGATGTTACTGGTTTTTCTGAAATGAAAGGTAGTGGTTTCTCAGGTGAAGGTAATCTAGAAGGTAATACACCTTTACAAACTGAAGAATCTATTGAGGAAGAAGTTGAATTAACTGAGGAAGAAAAAGCTGTTGAGGACATGGTTGAAGAAGGTCCAGAAGTGGTAGTTCAATCAGATGATGATAATGCTAATATTAGCGGTAAACCATGGGATAATGTTGATGAATCTAAGAATACAAAGAAATTATCAATTATTAGAGCTATTGAAAACATGGATACTATCATTGAAGAACTTAGTGGTGAGCCTGTAAAAAAAAAAGTCTACACGATAAAGTAAACGAAGACGTAAAATATAAGTTAAAACTGGGTGGTGTTAAAACCACACCAGTGGAAACTGAACCTGTTGGTACTCAACCAATAGAAGAACCATCAGAAATACCTTCAGAAATACCTTCAGAGGAACCATCAGATAAACCATTTGATGATGAACCATTTGACGCAGGTGTCGAAGCTGATGAACAAACAGACCCAAAAACATACATAGAACAATTATCTGGTAAACTAGGTCAAACCTTAAGGTCATATACTGAAGACTTAGGTGAGCCTGATTTTGATTTGGAGAAATTCGCAATCAATTCTGTCATCTCAGCTACAAATAGTTCTCAAATGGATGAACAAGACCAAAATGATATTATAGAAAAAATTAAAACTGCTGGTAATACATCATCTAACGATGATGAAAATGACGGTGGTGATGATAATAATACTGAAAATGATGGTGATGGTGAAAGTGATGGTGAAAGTGATGGTGGGAGTGATGGTATAAATGTTGATGATTTGGGTGGTGATTTAGAAGATGATTTGAGTGAAAACACTGGTAATTTCTTGATTAACCCGAAAAAAAGTAGTATATTTGCACCTAAAGGTAGTAAAGAATACGAAGAAATGGTTAAAAAAAAACTAGACGAAACATTTAATCAAGGGTCAGATGTGGAACCAGCTGTTAAACCAGTTGTTAAACCAACTAAAACACCTGAACCTATTAAACCTATTAGAAGGAATAAACCATTCCAACCAACACCTACTGTTGTACCAATACAACCAAAAGCTGTAAGTGAAACTGGTAGCTCAGTAGAAAAAAAAACTGACGTTATGGGTTTGGCTAAGGAGTTAGCATCTGTTTCTAAAAACATAAATGATATGATTGCTAAACAAAACAACTTCTTCAACGATAAACAAATTGAAGGTGGTGATGTTAGTAAAGTTATATCACAAGCAGCTGAGTTAATTAAAAATAGATAATGGAACCATTATTTTTAATATATATTAATTACGTTGGTAAGGATTACAAGGGTAGATTCATTTATGAATTTATATTTTCTAATACCACAAAAAACATTGATGGTGATGAATGGGATACATTTCCAGCATCTGGAAGACCTGAACCACCACATGAAGTTTATATTAAAAAAGTTGGGGTTTTAGAATCAGAATTAAACTTAGATGTAGTTCAAAATAGCGACACGTTTGCTGTTTGGGATGCTGTAGATGGTGTGATAGCCTTAGCTTGGGAAAACATAAATGCTTATGATTCTTATCCAGAATTTAGATTGTGTTTTAAGTTTGGTGAGACATCTGAATCAGTAACCGAAAAACTATACGAAAGAGACCTAATATTAAAATATAAGAAGCAAAACCATGAGCAAGAAGAAAATTAAAGAAGCAACAATAGAAGCCCCAGCTAAAGATATAAAAACTCTAAAAGCTACTAACGCCATCGATAAGGATGATGTTGTTAAGATTGTTGATGATAAACCATTAACTTCTACTATAGCTGAAACAGACGTAGATGCTGTTATAGAACCACAAGATACTGAAACTATTAAATATCTTTCAAATATGAAAGACATGTACACTGGTGAGGTATCAAGACCATTCACAATAAATGATAAACAATATCAAATGGTTAGAGGTATTACACCATCTAAAGAGGTTGTACCAGCTGTTTATTGTTTAGATGATGTGAATGAGGCTGGTGATAATATAATTCACTCAGTGGATTATTTTGAGGAAAATATAGCAAACAAAGCAATAACTGAGGATTCATATGATTACGCTAGTGCTGAAAGAGAATATCATAACAAAGAAGAGTTGATGGATTATTTAAACTTAGCGGATTTAGTTGGGTTTAAACATTTTTTTGTTAATCTTGACTCTGGTGATGTTGTTGGTAAATTTAAAAATACTGTTGATATGGTTAAGTCTGGTATTAAGTTAGGTGATAGAGAAGATTATATGACAGTAAAAGCTTTAAAGAGATTTAGACTTGGTGAGTATTTTAAAAATAGTGATAATGAGATTAACGAAGATGAGTTATCTGACGCTGCTGATTCAACTAATTTAGGTAAACTTAAATCTGATGTCAAAAAATTAACAAATTTGATAAAAACTAAATTTAGTATCTATCTTAATAAATTAGATAAACCAATTGAACAAGCTCAATTCTTAACTTCAATGGCACAAGAGATTGGTGTACCATTAAATAAGTTGAGTAGTATCATAAATACATTTAAGGAAATTTCTAAAGATGATGTTATACCAGTTAGTGAATCAAAAATCATTAAGAAAAAAGATTTAATGGAATCAATTGAGAACTCCATTAAACCTAAAGTAATTAAAACAATTAAAATTAAAGATATAAAATAAACCATGAGTGATTATAAAAAATTAGTTGAGGGTGTATTGAATAAGATTAAGAATAACGCTACATTAAATGAGGGTATTTCTTATCCAGAAGGTATGACTGAAAGAATGGATTCTGTTCTAGAGGCAGAGTTAAAGTCTCAAAACCATTCATTAGGTAAACACCCTATTTTTCCTGAAGGTGATGAGTGTTCTTTTGAAGAAAAGATAATGCTTGAGCGTTTTAGTAATGTTGTTAAACAATACAAAAGGGCTCACGATGTTGATTCTGTGAATGTTAATAGCGTTAAAAAAGAAATGTTACCGTTAGTTTATGAAACTATGGGTATTGAAGCTAAACATAAAAAGGAGTTGGTTGAGTTGGCTGTTAAGATGGTTAGGGAAGAATATGATATGGGTGATGATATTGTTGATATCGATGCTAAGATAGTTAACAAAATCACAATGGATGGTTTGGTTAAGAATATTAAACCAACGACAGCTGAAGGTGTTCAGTTTGAGAGTCATGATGAGATTGTAAGTGCAAACGAAGAAGTGTATAAAAGAAGGTTTATTAATGCTATGATTCAAGGGGCTGCTAAGAAGTGTAACCATATGTTCCATATGATTGATGAGGAATTAACAAATATAGACCCAAGATTACCAAACAAGTATAGTAAGATGATGTCTTCGGCTGATTACATGTATTATGTAATACCAAAGATGGAAAAGGGTTTTACTGGTGGTATGGTAAGAGTTGATTTTGATGGTGGGAAACCTAAAATAATAGCTGAAGCTATTACATTACCAGTATTAATACACGAATTAGTTAAAGGTGTTATGGAAATATTATCAGCACATGGTTTACCTAAAGATAAGATGATAGGTGAGTATGTTATTGGTAAAGCAGATTTTTTAGCTGCTGAACCATGGGATATGAGGTTAGGTCCAGCTTTATGGGAACGTTTTACTGCTATGATAGAACCTGATGATTTCCATTTAAAACATCATATCTATTCAGAATTAGTTTCTTTACCAGTTAAAGAATTTAATGTTAAGATGAGAGAAATTATGGGTGGAACTAATTCTGGTAAAAAGATAATAAAAGATATTGTTGATGATGTTAAGAATGATTTAAAGGACGATGATTTTAACACAGCAATGAGTGAGTTATCTATCACACCAAAAAATTCTGACGATAATGATGGTTTTTCTTGGGATGATATTGACCCTAACGGTGATGACGATGATGGTGGGTTTGATTGGGATGATATTAATCCTTTTATCTAAAAACCTAAAAACCACTATTTTATAGTAGTTTTACTCTTATTAGCATATTTATAGGTAAAGAATATGCTAACCACAGAAGAAATATTTTCGGAATACATTAAATGTATTGAAAGTCCTATATATGCTATAGAGACTTACTTAGAAACATTTGATAAGACTCAGGAAGGTTTCGTACCTTTTAATTTGTTTGTTAGACAAAAAGAAATCATATATGATTATGAGAAGTTTAGATTTAATCTAGTAACTAAACCAAGACAGGCTGGTATATCAACGACCACACAAGCCTATATGGCTATTAAAACAGCTTTTGCTGACCCCAACAACCCAGAAACAATTGTAATCATTGCCAATAAATTAACATTAGCTAAGAAATTCGCTAAGGGTATTAAGGATTATGTTGCTCAATTACCAAGATGGGTTTGGGGTGATGAATATTATGGTTCAAAAGAAAAAGAAGCTAAGAGTATTTTTATTAAGGATTCACAGATTGAAATTGTTTTACCTAACGGTTCAACTATAGTTGCAGTAGCAACATCAACAGATGCGTTACGTGGATATACACCTACGTTCTTAATTTTTGATGAGGCGGCCTTCGTTGATAACGGTGCTGAATTATATTCAGCAGCTATTACCTCACTAGGTACTGGGGGTAAAGCAACACTTATTTCAACACCAAATGGTTATGATTCATTGTATTATAAAACATACGAACAGGCTACCCAGAAATTAAATGATTATAATATCATAGAATTAAAATGGTATCAAGACCCTCGTTATAATAAAGACCTTAAGTGGGAGAAGGGTGATGAGATAATTAAAGAGGTTGAATTCACTTTACAATCATTTGAGAAAATGGTTAAGGATGGTTATAAACCATCATCTACATGGTATGTGGATATGTGTAAGGGGATGAACAATGATAAGAAAAAGATAGCACAAGAGCTTGATGTATCTTTCTTAGGTTCAGGTGGTAACGTTGTTGATGATGAATTTATTGAATTCCACGTTAAAAATAATGTTATGGACCCTAAGTTTGTTGATAAGTCGTATTTTGACGGTAATAGTGGTTTAGTATGGGTTTGGGCTGAACCAGTTGCAGGTCATAAATACATAATGGGGGCCGATGTTTCCAGAGGTGATGGAACCGATTATTCAACATTTACGATTATAGATTTCACAACAATGGAGCAAGTGGTAGAGTATCAAGGTAAGATACCACCAGATTTATTTGCTGAAATATTAGAAAAATATGGTTTATTATATAACGCATATTTGGTTGTTGATAATATTGGTGTTGGTAATACTGCTGTTAGTAAAATGGTTGAATTGAAGTACCCTACATTACATTATGATGAAAAGGGTAATACTAAGACAGCTGGGTTTAATATAAATGGTGTTAGGTTAAATTTAATATCAAATTTAGAAGAAAATGTTAGAAATAATAGTATAGCTATTAGGTCTAAAAGGGTTACGAATGAAATGAAGACGTTTATCTATAAAAGTGGTAGACCAGACCACATGGAAGGGTATAACGATGACTGTTTAATGTCATTAGGTATGTGTTTATGGGTTCTTGAATCATCTTTCAAAAAGCTAACAAAGTTAGAAAATCAGACCAAAGCAATGTTAAATTGTTGGGTTGGTGGTGCAGGGTCAACAAGTAGGTTCGAAAAAATGGAAGACCATGGGTCAGGTTTTGTACCTAAAAACCAAAAAGGTAAGGGTGCTTTACCTAAACCTAATTTTAGTCCAGTAGTGGCTAAAAACATGCAAGACCCTGATGGTAAATTCTTGTGGTTATTCAGTGGTTCTAGATGATTAATGGAAAATTTTTGCACTTAAGGGTCTTATAATAGAAAATTTTTGCACTTAAGGGATTTTTAGGGTCTTATAATGTAAATTTTTTGTTGTTATTCGGTATCTCTAGATAATTATATAGTAGAATATATAACTAAAATAAAAAAACTTAAAACTTAAAACAATGGGACTTAAAGGAGATAAAATTTTTACACTGAAAACCTACGGTAGTAATTTATACAAATGGGCACCAATACCTAATTTACCAAATAAAAACGGCCAAAAAGGTGGTAAACAACCATTTTTTTGTACAGCACCTCCAGGTTCACAAGGTGAAGATTGGATAACTGGTTATATGTATACTTTAGTAGTTACTAATGGTCAACAACATAAATATGCTTATGTTGAGTGTGGATATGTTCAATAACCCTTTATTTTTTAAAAAAAAGGGTTATAATAGTTAAAAAAAGATTATGGCAGATAAAAAGAATTTAACAATATTTCAAAAATTAGGGCAAGTATTAGGACCTAATGGTGTTAGGGTTAGACCACAACCATCACAAACCAATAAATATAGTATTGGGAGTGGGGAGTTATTTAAAACTGATAACAAGGGTGATTACGATAAAGCTAAACTACAGGCCCAACAAAATAAATATTTGGGTCAAATGTGGAAGAAAGTTGAAACTGGTTTGTTTCAACAATCAATTAGTTATGAAACAACTCGTATTGGTTCATATTCTGATTTTGAAGCAATGGAGTTTTACCCAGAGATTGCAGCTGCGTTGGATATTATGATGGAAGAATCTACCACTCTAAACGATAATGGTATGATAATGAATATCTACTCAGAGAGTGATAGGGTTAAGGGTATACTTGAAGATTTATTTTTCAATAGATTAGATTTACATACTACGTTACCAATGTTTACAAGAAATACTTGTAAATACGGTGATAATTTTGTGTATTTGAATATTGATGATAAAAACGGTATTATAGGTGCAAAACAAATGCCTAATTATGAGATGGAAAGAAGGGATGCTGGTTTATTTGATATGATTGCTGGTAACGGTAATGAAGATAAACCTAATAGTGATAAAGTTAAGTTCTATTGGAGAAGTAGAGATGTTGAATTCAATTCATGGCAAATGGCCCATTTCAGATTATTGGGTGATGATAGAAGATTACCATATGGTACAAGCGTTCTAGAAAAAGCTAGAAGAATATGGAAACAGTTATTGTTATCTGAAGATTCAATGTTAGTTTATCGTGTAACTAGAGCACCTGAAAGAAGAGTTTATAAAGTTTTCGTTGGTAACATTGATGATGCGGATGTGGGGGCTTATGTGAATGAGATTGCTGATAGGTTTAAAAGGATGCCAATTATTGACCCTCAAACAGGTCAAATGGATTTAAAATACAATCAATTATCTAACGACCAAGATTATTTCATCCCAGTTAGAAGTGAGGATGCCCCTAACCCAATTGATACTTTACCTGGTGCAACCAATCTAGACCAGATAGCGGATATTGAATATTTACAAAGGAAATTAGTAACAGCTTTAAGAGTACCTAAAACCTTTTTAGGTTTTGAAGAACCTACGGGTGAAGGTAAGAATTTAGCATTACAAGATATTAGATTTTCTAGAACGATTAATAGAATACAACAATCTATGTTACAAGAATTAAACAAGATTGCTATTATTCACTTATACATTTTAGGTTTTGAAGAAGACTTAGATAATTTTACATTAACACTTAATAACCCATCAACTCAAGCTGAAATGCTTAAGATTGAACATACTCAACAAAAAGTTACCCTTTATAAAGATGCGGTTTCTGATGCTGGTAACGGTTTTGCTGCTATGTCTATGACAAGAGGTAAACGTGAGATACTTGGTATGTCTGATGATGAAATCAAACAAGACTTACTTGAGCAACGTATGGAGAAAGCTGCTGCATCTGAATTAGAAAACACATCTAATGTTATTAAACATACTGGTATGTTTGATGTTGTGGATAGGGTTTATGGTGATTTCCAAGCTGCATTAAACGGTACACCAAGTGAAGGTGAGGGTGAAGATGGTGAAGGTGGTGCTGGTGGTGGTGGTGGCCTAGGTGGTTCATTCGGTGGTGGTGGAATGGGTGAGGAAGATTTAGACTTTGGTGATGAAGCTGACAGTGAAGCTGACAGTGAAGCTGGTGGTGAAGCAGACCTTGGTGCAGATATAGAAGGTGGTGCAGAGGCTGAGGCTGAAGTAGGTGCTGATGCTGAAACACTTGGTGAAGGTGTTAAAAGGGTTAATAAGGTCCTTACTGAAAGAAAACAGATACTATCTGATAATTTAAATAAAAGAAATAAAAAGTATCAAAATATCTTTATTAATAGATTGGTTGAATCGATTAAGTCAGATGTTAAAGAGGTAGGGAATAAAACTAAAATATACGATAAAAACGTTAAAATCAATGAAGGTGTAACTAATATGGTTAAAGAAATTGATGATATGTTGGATGAAGATTAATTTTTAACGTTAATTACGATATTTATAATAAAACAAACAAGATATGCAAAACTTTGGTAAAATTAAAAACACATTCAACAATATATTAGTTGAGAGTATGATGACTAAAGATGCTGATAAAAAAGCGTTATTCAGTAAATACATCAAATCAATAAAAGAAAACGAAGTATTAAAAACACAATTTTTAGTTTACAATAACATTGAAACTAAGGTAGAGAAAAATGAATTAAGAGCTACTGAATTCGTTAAAGAATGTATAGCTTTATTCAATGGTTTTGATAAAGTTGTTATAGCTGAAGCAAATACTAAATTAATGGGCCTTATTTCTTCTGAAAAAAGTGTAGAAGAATACGGTGATTCACAATTACATGAAAGTATTTCAAAATTGATTTTCGAGAAAAAATCAGCTAGTAATTTAGACTCAGTATTAGAAGCACAATCATATATTGTTAATCATATTATGAATAACGAACCTAAGATGGTTAGTGAAAAAATAGACTTACCAATGAGTATGGTATCATCAATGTTTGTTGATACCTACAATAAGAAATATGAGACTTTAACTGAGTCTGATAAGAAAGTTTTAAAAGTGATAATCGATTCAACTGATGCTGAAAAAGTAGAATTATATTCTAACATTATTAGAGAGTGTATTGATTTAATTGACGCTAAATTAGTTGAGGCTGATTTAGAATCTAAGGATAAATTACTTAAAGTTAAAGATAAATTATTAAATGATACAAAAGAAATAAATGAAGATTTCATTGGTAAAATATCTAAATTAGTTGATTTAAAAAGTGGTTTGATTGAGAACTAAAATGTTATGGTAACAGATAAAAAGAAAGATAGTATTTTTAGTAAACTGGAAAGGTTCACCATTCCAGCAATACTTGTTTTGACCTTCACAATTGGGGGTGTTTATGCTGTTCAAACACAGACTATAAATCACCATAGTGAAGAGATAAATAAATTAAAAGAAGAAAATAAAAAGACTAATTCGAAGGTTAATGAAATAGAAAAGGTTCCTATTAAGTACGATGAACAAATAAAAAACTTAGGAGTTAAAATGGATGATTTCACAAGTACCACTAACGAAAATATTAGAGATTTAAGACTTAGTATTGAAAGAAGTAATGAATTACTAATTAAAACTTTAGAAAGAAAAAGGTAAAAAAAAATGAAAAACT